ACTGTTGCACACTACGTCCGTTAGAACGTCACGAAATATTATTTGCTTCTATTATTATCCGAAATGAATAAATCATTTGTGAAATCTGAACAACCCGTGCATTGGCACGATGAATCTCATTCAGCCTTCCGGGACAGTGTAGTGTCCTGCCTAAATAAATGGGCATTACTACATAAACTATCGCCGGATGACGCAATAAGAGCTGTTGATCGTCATCCCACCGATGAACTCCTTCTGAGTTCATATAAGCTCTCTGCTGCTACCTTGCTAGCTGTGCTAGCAGGTAATGATCCACCCCCACAAGGAGATGAAAAATTCTTCTTTTGTACACGGAAATGGAGGATCCTGGTTAATCACGCCAGGAAACCTTCAAATCCACAGAGGTCAAAAATTGTTGACTTTTGTACAATGAAAAAGGGTTTTGCAGAGCTCCCTTCACGATTCGTAGCTGAAGCCTTAGATAAGCACAAGACGTGCATGGCTACAGCTCCCCCCTTCGAAACCTTGCCTTTAGGCACTGAGGACCACTTACGCGTTGTGGTCGATACTATCTTCCCGCACGGGTGGGATAGTACCCTAGTATCGCGACTAGGCTCATTGTCTAACGGTGCAGTTTATGAGGGTGGAGTAGCTAGTGAATATGCTTGGATGCCCGATATTCAGGGATCCATCAAAGATCAACAAAAGCTGGTCTTTGAGGAGATGAGGAAAGAACCCCATCTTCGGCGAGTGAAGGCGGTCGGTGTCCCAGATGCTGGGAAAGTACGGATAATTACCAAGGGGTCCGTCAATAATCAATGTTTGAAACCACTACAAAATCTGATGTGGCAACAACTAAGAAAGTACAAGACTTTCAAATTGATTGGGGAAGAACTCGACACTCACCATCTATCATTCCTTTTGGAAAAGAAGAAGATGGGAGAAAAATTCGTAAGTGGAGATTATAAATCTGCCACAGACCTTATTTACAACGAAGCTACCGAAGTAGTTATGTCACAAATCCTGCGCAATAGCGTTACTCCCATAATAAAATCATTATGGGTTAAAGCAATTGAGGAGGTTAGTCCACAAACTGTCGAATATCCAGACGGTGAGGAAGTTAAACAAAAGAGAGGCCAATTAATGGGCTCTCTCCTGTCCTTTCCCATTTTGTGCGTATTAAATTTTGCTATGTTCCGGAGAGCACACCCTGAGAAGAGGGTGCTCATTAACGGTGATGATATATTATTCACCGCCAATGAAGATGAATATCTTCATTGGACCAGAACAGTTGGCGAGATCGGACTTGAGCTTTCACCAGGGAAGAACTATCATAGTGATGATTTGATAACCATCAATACGAAGTTCTACCGCATGGTGTGTGGTCAAGTTGTACCTATTGAGTTCCTTCGCTGGGGGCAGTTAGCTGCACCAATGCAAGGAGCCAATTGGAGACAAATGCCGGTCTATGTAGATTTGAACTTCTACAAAAGATATGCACAGAAAGAGAAAGGAGAGATCAGAGATCTTCTAACACCTCGGGCCCTTGGTGGTCTTGATGGAACGACCTATGACGATTACCTTAAAACCCCGTTAGTAACAGGGATAGGCTCACTAGCAGTAGCTCACGAAATGGTGAGACAACAGCCTGTAACCCTAAAACGTAAGGCAATGGCGTCATTAGAAGCAGAGGCGGCACAGATCCGGACCTGGCTAATCCCTTCTCAGAGGAGAGAGGAAAAAGACAGATGTCCTCGTAAACGGTCAAAGGAAAAACTGTGTGCATTATATGCACCTAGAGAATATCCCCCAACAAATGACTTACAAGAGTTTATCCGCATTAAAGCGAAAAAATCATCAAGGAAGGTATCGAAAACGAT